TTGATGTACGTAATGTTTCTTGTTCATCAATAGTTGAAGGTATCATAGATTCATTAGATGCTTGTTGACAGTAAAATTGCCAATCTTGTTCTGCTTTTTGATAACGTGGTGCTGAACCTTCTCGGTTAGCATAAAAGTCTTTTTCAGTAAGACGTAATAATATGTACTTATTAATAGCTGTATAGTAGCTATAATTATCTGGTATCATTGGATAACCTGTTTCATCTAATTTAACAGATGCTACTGCTACTGCTATCATACCTTCTTGAAAAGAGAATTTTATGAATGGTGCTTCTATCTTGTATTCATCTGTTGAATTATTGTACAAAGTATCATCAATAGAACAAACATCAAAAAATGAATGTTGTGACGGTCTAATTGTTGACCATTGTCTGCGAAAAGCATTACTTGAAATCCATTTACCATAATCCCAATCTAATGAGAAAAATGGTCTATAATATGCTACATCATAATCAGTTACAGGTTCACCTTTACAATCTAATAGTACTGGTGTATCAACATCATTAACAGCTTCTTCTTGTAGTACTTCATTAATAGCACATAAGTTTTGTCTGTAATTATTAGATTGAACTAAGTTATTACGTGATATTTGAATAATATATTTTGAATGAGCTGGTATTGCACATTTAAAATTCTTAACTGGTAAAAAGTAAACTCTATCAACTAACTCGTTGTAAGCACCAATACCTTGTAGTGCTTCACCAGCCCATTCAATAACATCATCTTCTTCTAACTTGAATGTTGAAGGAATGTTACGTGATAGCTTATCCATTAAACCATCAATAGTTAAATATGCTAATTGTTTACTCATTTGAAATTACCATTTATCATTTGTTTCATCATACGGAACAATCACTTCTTCCTGTACTTTGATATTTTGTTTTCTTACTCTTTTATATCTAATAAAATATGATTGACCATTATTTAAACGTTCCCAAATCAATCTCTGTAAGTATTTAGGTGTTTCTGCTTTATACCAATAAGTGTGTTGATAACCAGCATTAAATTCATAATGTAGTTTATATTCTACATTATCGTTATATTCTTTTACTCTTATTATTATTGATTCATCACCTGTCTCATCACGTGCTTTACGTGTATTCCAACCATGTACTCTTAATGTACCCATTTCTACACCTTGTATAGATAATCTACCAAGATATGCTGGTAATACAACTGTATGTCCATCAAGTAAAGCGTTTTGAACATTAGTTAGAAACTTATTCATTAGCTCTCTGTATTCTGAACGTGCTTTAACATAATTTTCATTACCTTGTCGTCCTAACGGTTTTGGTCTAAAGTATTTACTTTTATCCCAAAATACAACCATACTATCTACACTACGATTTTTCTCTACCATCTATTGCGTTATTTACATTGTCACTAAATGTTGGATAAAATATTTTAATAAGTGCTTCTTGACACATTTGTATCATAGCTTCTGTTAAATCACCTTGTAATGGAAAGTCGTAATCTAAATTAGATTTGCATAATTTATTGTCAAATAGAATATTATCAAATATAGCAGTAATACTAACTTTCTGTAAATCGCAATTTACGTTAACAAAATACAAATAGTCTTGATGTAAAAAGTATTTCTTGTTATTACCTGTATATTTTGCAGATTTAGCATATCGGGCTTTTTCATAAGTAGTAGCTGTAAAGTAAAAAGGATTATTAGGGTCTAAATTTTGTACTGTCTTAATTAAAGCATTATCTAATTTAACAAGTATATTAGGTATCTTATTTTTTGTACGATGTAAAGTAGATGTGATTCCCACTATTGGAGAAGGTACAACAACAAGTTCTTCTACAATTGTATCATAGTTATCAACTGATAATAATTGATTCTTATTAGCTTTTTTAACAAGTAAATCATTACGTACAGTTAGCATTTTATTAAATACTAATCTATTACGTAACCGTGAATCATCACTTGGTACACCTTTATCAATAGCTTCTTCTCGAATACGACTAATAATTTCTCTATTTATCATAATAACGTCAATTTCAATTTATCAATAAAAGGTTGTACTTCATAACTGATTACTTCATTATTAGTAATCCATACAATTCTACCAATTCTAATAGGAATACCTTTTTCAATTAAGCATATAGCATACATAGCTAATTGTATTTTGTAATGATTTAAAGGCATATCTAAATATCCTTCAAATGGACTTAGTAACTCTTGATATTTAAAATTCTTATAAATATCTTTATTAGTTTTCCAATCCCAAATTTCATATTCTCGTGTAGTATTATTAAATACTAATAAGTCAAATGTACCAGCATATCTATATATTCTACTGTAAACACTTAACTCTGGTATAACAGGTACACAATTATATTCAGCTAATAGATTATCAATGTTGAATGATTTAATATCTTCTTCAATTATCTCATTCTCAATTATTGAATGTACTTTATGACCTTTTTCACAAGCAATTCTACCAGCTTCTTTCCATCTAAACAATTCTTCACTTTCAGTTAACCCTCTTTTAGCACCAGAATATTTAGCAACTTCATAAGGAAAAGGTTTAACATACAAATTTTTAATAGTAGTTGTTACACCTCGTTGTAATCTATTATCTAAATAATATTCATGTTCATCATCATCATTACGAAACTCTAAATCACTAAATAATTCTCTTAATTGCTCTTTCATCGTTATATATTTTACATAGTTATTGCTACAAAGATAAAACAAAAAAAGAACAATGACCAAATAAGTTCATCATTCTTTTCAACAAGGTAACTATGTAAATGTATTTCTTATGTTATTGTAACTGATTCAGTTTTAGAACAACCTTCACAATCAACAACTGCTGTGTAAACACCTGTTTGACTTTCAAGTACTGTGAGTGTATCAACATTTTGTTCATTATGTCCAACACCATTACGTAACCATGTGATTGTTTGAGTAGGACAATTTGTATTAGCTGTAACTTTTAATATGTAATTATTACAGTTAGTAGTTAATACAGGTGAACCTAATAGATTCCCACTAATATTAAAAGAGTATGCTGTAAGAATTATGTTCAGATAATTAGAGTTAACTGTATCAATCGTAAAATTAACATATGGTTGTGTTGTTAAACCAACAGCACAACTTACATCTTCAAGTATAGCTAATGATACAGGTAGTATTTCAAATGTAGGATATGTAGTATGGTCAGTAGTAGTATCATTATATACTGCTGTATCTGTATTTGGTGTAGCTAATGATGATTGAATACCAACCCATAAACCAGATGGATTATTTTTACAACCTATTTTAATTTTAATATCAGAGCTACCAGTAGTAACTATAACATCATAATTATCAGTAGTAGCCCCATATAAAACACACATCGCATTTTTAATCAAATTACGTAATTGTGTAGCATAACCTAATTGTCCAAAATATAAATCTGCTTGTACAACAGGAGTAGTACACGGTAATGCTGGATTAAGATATGGTGTAGTAGTTGGATTCAAATTAAGATTAACTGCTACATTTGATACATTATCTGTTACTTTAAGATTCTTTACATAAGTACCTGTAACTGCTGGAAATGTATGTGTGTAGTAAATTTTACCTCTTGTACCTTCCTCACCAGTAGCTTCATTATTAAATGTCTTACTAATACTTGCATTACAAGATGAATCAATTAATTCAGTCACACTTGCAAAAATATATTTGCTATCTGGTTTAGTATAAACATCTAACTTATTTACTTCATTATTACTATTGTATAACGATAATGTTTTAGTACAAGTAGTAGAAGTATTAGTGAGAGTAATCCCAAATTTAGTAATAGTTACAAGTGTATCTGATGTGCAGCTACTACTAATAACTCTATATCTAAATACATATTCACCTTTTGGTAAAGATGTAAAATCAACATTACCACCACTAATTGTAGGTGCAGTAGATGGATATAATATATTAGTCCATGTACCACCTGTTGTATAATTTACGATATACGAATATAGATTTATCATTAGCAAATAATGTTGTTTGTATTAATTGATATACCACTTGATATAATAGTAATTGTTACAGTAGCTTCTGCTGAATATAATCCATCTGCATTAGCCACTTTATACTTAAATGTGTCAGTACCTTTAAAATCAATAGCTGGTGAGAAGTAAATATTTGTACCATCTATGACAATATTACCATGTAATGGTTGTTGTGTTACTAAAAAAGAATCAACTACATAACCTGTATCATTTGTAAATATACCATTAATTGAAAACAATTGATTAGTAATACCACATAATGAATCATTGGCGACAGTAGGAGCATCTAACGCTTTTAGTATGTATATTTCTTGAACAGTATTAGATATAGTTCCATAAATATCTTCAATAGTCCATTTAACTATTTCAACGTCTCTTGTAGGTGTATTAAAAATCTCAAATAAAATTTCGTGATTAGTAGTTAAATACAGATTACCAGCCTGTACAGTCATGTCAATTTTATTATTAAATGTTTGACCTGTACTTGCTATAAATGTAAATGAATCCCAATCTAATGGATATGTACTTGTAATATAATCAGCTAATGGTTTAAGAAACCTTTGACCAACTTGTGTACCTTGTCCTATTTTTTGAACTGTTCCAATACCTGTAACTACTCCTTGAAAAGCAGCACATTCACTTATGTTGATTTTTATTTCAGCACTATTAGAAATAATATTATAACTATTTGTTACTGTACCAATTATTTTAACAACATTTGGTACAGTGGTTATTTCTTTTTTAGGAAATGTGAATCTTACAAAAATAGATGTACTTGTAGAATTAACTACATTGTATGTCCAATTCACACCAGATAAACCATCAATACCTACAAATACTAATTTATCCCAATTAGGATAATCACAACCTATATATTTTAATTCAATTACTTCACTTACATAAGCATCTGTTGTACAATATGTTTCACTTAAAGCTCCTACAAGTGTACCTTTACATGGTTGAAATGTAATTTGTGATAATTTAGTACATTCATTACTATCTGTGACAATACATGTAACAGTATTAGTTACTTGTGTACCAATAGGAGTTAGTACAATTGAACTATTTGTATCATTGTTTGCTGTAAATTTAGCTGTATCGTATATCCATTGATAAGTGTAAACACCACTACCACCACTTGCTGTTGCAATAAAAGTATAGTTACTTTGACTTAATGTTAATGCTAAATTAGAACAAACATTAGTAAATGAGTATTGTAGAGTATTAGGACAACCATTGCTGTCAACCACACTAATTGTAATAGTGGGGGAACACCCTTCATCAATGTTGAAAGTTAGAAGTTTAGCTTCATTTTCATTTAATACACCTGTTAACGAACTAACACTAATACAGTTACTCGGTAATACTGTATATGTATATGGTGCTGAACCATTATTTATTTTAAGTATTTTATTAACTATCATTAGATTAATTGAATTAATGGTGTTTTACAGATACTTGTGGTAGCATCTAATTTTATAACTATATTACATCGTGCTGGTATAGTTGTAGCACAATCATATACATAGTTGCTACATTGATTTACTGGTAAACAATCAAGAAATGTTAGTATGGAATCTTTTACAGTTGTAAGATTAATACTATTATTTAATACACTATGTTTACTTAATAAACTATATGTAGCTACTTCTTTAGCAAGTACGCAATCAACAGTTACACTCATTGTTTAATAGTCCGTTTAATTTACAGAATATAGCACATAAGTTGGTACAAGCACAATCACAAGTTTGAGCTTGTTTAAGTGTATAGTACAATATACCAGCTTCAATATTATCAGCAGCTACTAATTCAGATACTTGACATTTTAAAACAGTATCTATAAATGTACATTTTTCATCTTGTATAATATTAGTAGTTGTTGTACCTTCTAAAATTACTTGATAGACACCATCTTGAAACGTAGTTAAACTTACAAATGAAGGTGTAATTAAATACGTATTTGTACTACTACTTGTAATAATAGTAGAATACTCACTATTACACGCATATTTTACAATAAGTTTTATTTGATTTCCAACAAAACTTGATAGCTGTAATAATAAATCAGACTGAATAGTTAGCGATGTTACTACACCACTACTAATGTTCTGTGTTATCGTCATTTGTAAGGTCTATATTTATAGGTGAAATAGGTGTTGCTACTGTTGTAGTTGTTGGTATATTTAAATGATATACAAAATTAAGTATATTAGCAATAACTACCATGATAACAGTAACCAATTCTTTATTCAAGAAAACACCTAATATAAGAACAACTAAACTAAATATAGCTATTATAAAATTACTTGTTTTAATATAGGCTATAATATCAGCTTTATTAATCTTTATTTTAGCTATTTTACCAGCAAGTCCAGCAATAATAGGTACTATAAATGCAGCAATTTCAGATAAATGTTTTTGCCACATACCATTTACTAATGTAGTTGCATCATTTACATCTACGTTACCATCATTAGTTACATCCACATCTACACCTACTGTTTTAAGTAGTCCTAATGCAATTACTGTAATTGTGATGTATGCACTTGGATTAGAAAATACTTCTTTCCATTTGCTATTTGTTACTGTTACCATATTGATTAATTGTTTGATAATGTTTTCCACTAATACAGATAGTAGTGAAGCTAAGATTAAACTCAACACTTACTATCTATATTAGTGGGAAACAAGATTATTTAGATATTATTTCCTAATTTTATTTTAAGTATCTCGTTTTCCTCTTTAATAGAACGATTTTCTCTTTCAAGAATTTCTACTTTTTCAACTAAATCATTTACACGATTTCGTAAAGTATTATTATCATCAGCTAATCTACTAAGTGTTAACTGTAAATTGCTAATTGTCTCACTATGTTTATTAAGTATTTCAGAATTTGATTTTAATAAATCAGTATCAAATTTAAATAACTCACGTCTTGTAATAACTACTTTACCAAGATATGTTATTACTAATGTACCAATACCACCTAATAAAACATTTATAAATTGATTTTCCATAAGAATTTGTGTTTTAATTTACTTGATTGTATTATATTTTATAATTATAATCTTCTAACCATAACCTTTAAAGCACCAGCAAATGCTTTAGCTGTTATAAGATTTAGGTTATCTAAATATATCTTTATTTGTCCACTCTCTATTTTAGCAGGACTAATTAAAATACCAGATTCATGTACAGTTGCTACATAATAAACACTTCCTGCACCAGTAGAAGTTGTCAATCCCGAAACAGTAATAACTACACTATCTCTACTACCAGCAGCAATTGTATTATCATAACTTCCACTAAAATAAGTAGTTGTACCTGTTGCTAAATTAATCCAGTTGCTTGTAGCACCATCTGCTACTTGGTAAGTATCTGTGGTACTATTATATATAACATCTCCTGTTACTGAACCTGCTGCACCATTAAGGGCATCTCTTTGAGTTGTTGTTACACGAGGTATTCTTAATGATGAAGTAGTAGTTTCTAACATATCATTAAGAGTCATACGCTTAAAAACACCATTATTTGAAGTTACAAAAGAATCTGTAACTGCACCGATATTCAATCCTATCAATTTCATAGGGTCTCCTGTACCACCTATTGCAGCATCAACTGTCAATTTATTACTTGGAGACGTTGTATTAATACCAATTAGACCTGCATTAGTTATTATCATGCGATATGTAGAAACAACATCATTATATATCATAAATCCATTAGCATCAACACCAATGGTATGTTCTTGGTTTGTTGCATTTGGTTTGAACGACATATAAGGGGCAGTACTTCCCCCTACTGTCAATTTTCTTGTTGGTGCTGTTGTGCCTATACCGATGTCACCCGCGTTGATACCATAAATCCAGTTTCCGATTGATAATTGGTCGCTGCCTGTGGTTGAAGGTAATGCAGCATCTTTGCCAATTGCAATATTTCTTGCTCCTGCGGTTTGAGTCGCCCCTGCACCATATCCAATTCCTACATTATCTGCACCTGTTGACGCTCCCAATGCGTTATAACCAACACCTACATTTCTTCCGCCTGTTATGGTTGATTGCAAAGCATAAGCCCCAAGTGCAGTATTGTCTGCGGCGGTTGCAAGTATAAGCGCATCTGTACCAACCGCAACATTACTGTATTGAGATGTCAATGCCTTTCCAGCATTGCGACCAACAAGCGTATTAACCGAGCCGCTTGTCATTGCCGACCCAGCTAACTCTCCGATTATTGTGTTATTATTGCCTGTATTAATCAATTTTCCCGCTTGACTACCTACAACGGTGTTTTGAATCCCTGTTGTTGTTGCGTCGAGAGCGTTTAGCCCAATTGCTGTGTTTGTTGAATTATTCAATAAGCCCCTACCAACACGTAATCCGTTTAAGTCAGCATCTCCAACTACTGATAATTTTTTAGGTGGCGTTGTTGTACCGATACCTACATTCCCACTTAATGCACTGTATATGTCGTTACCTACTATTGTCCAACTCCGTGCAGGTGCTGTGCCAATCGCATAATATTCAGAAAAGAAATTATTTTTTAGATTCAAACCTGTTGTGTCAAAGCAAGCCGAACCAACATCATTGCCCATGATTTTCATATTCCACGTATTACTCATATCCGCAAATAATTGGCAACGTACCGCACTTGAATGATATACTTTGTTGAATTGAGCAATTGCTCCGTAACTTGTATTGTCCGTAAATCCTGTTACATGTAAGCCATAATAGTTGTTAGGTGCGGATGCAGTTGTTTGATATATTTCATTATTTGTTAGCATAACCCCCGCCGTTGCACGAATGCCAATTGAAGTAGTAGTATATGCCGAACTGTCGGGCATAATTATGACATTATTCTTTGCTATGAATCCCTTAATGTTTCTTGTTGTACCATATAGCAATGAAGCTACACCGTTATTAGTGAAATGCCCACCTAACTGTAAGCCTGTAAAATACCCCTTAACTGTATTATTACTTACTTCAATGTTTTCAGGCGCAACCAAAACACCACTTCCAGTTGTAGGCGTTCCACTGTTACCAGTAGTTTCAATATATATCCCTGCCATTTCAGTATTGATATATTGAGGTTTTGTCAATGTGTTGTGACGAATACGTATATTTCTACAATCTCCAACAACCGCAATTTGAGCATTACGAGCATAAATAGCAGGAGGATTAGGTTCTACTGAATAAGATGAAAACCAATATGCTGGCGTAGTATAAAAAGTGTTACTTTCCACTTTCGCGCCTTTCACATAAGAAAACAATAGTTTTGAATTAATAAAAGTATTTCCTTCTATATTAATATCACCTAAGTTTAAAGAATCAATTGCATCATTTTGAAAGTAGTTAAAGTTTAAATTACCGCAAGTGTGAAATTTATTATTGCGAATCTCCCAACGTTTGTTCTTTTGAGCAAAGCCAATTGAAGCAAAATTATAAAACTCGCTATTGGTAATCTTTGTATTTTCAGATGTTATATTACCTGTGCCAAAAACAGCTTGACGACCATAATTGGCGCGAACGTTATTAATCTTCACATTTTTCACTTCTACGGAATATGTAAATAACGCTTCACTATGTTGAGATTTTGTAGGGTCAGCTAAGTTTGTACTGTCTGAAATAAGTCCTTCAACAATAATTTGATTAGACCCTGCACTTGTATTGTAAGGTGATGTTCCTGTTATGTGAAATAACCCTCCGTTTGTATTTCTAATTGTACAGTTATTGAAAGCCACTTTATTAGTTGCTACAATATTTTCATTTGAAATATTCTGAAAACGACAATTGTTAAAAACAGCATCTTTATATTCAGCATAGCAGAATGTATTAACAGACCAACCATAGTTAACAATTCCACTATTTTTGTTGCCGTCAAAAGTAAGATTATCTACTACCGTTTTTACAGTATCTACAACTTGATTCGCAACCGTTGAGCCGAAAGAAATGACAGTATAATTAGTAAATAACTTACCTGTGCCTGTGGTGTAACTTGTTGTCCATGCACTTGATATTGTAATTGCATTTGTACTAATTGCCGTAATTATTCTTGTATTTTCACTTGTAGCATTGTGCAAACTATCTGCATCTCCACTACACATACTAACTGATTGACCAACTATGAACTTAGACCCATCCGTAACATTAACTGTTGTACCGCCTGTATAATTAGAGGTGATATTTCCTGCTGTACCTGCATGTTCCCATCTTTTTATTGTACATCCATTTCCTTCAATATCTAAAAGAGAGAAATTAAGTCCAATCGAAGTTTTGTATATCCCTTTTCTTAGAATTGCTTTCTTTTGAAATGTTCTACAATAATTAAGATACGCAGTCATAGCACTATAATTATCAGTAGAGTTATCTCCAATAGCACCGAAATCGTCACAATCTAACTGCCCTTTTTGTGGTTTCCATTCATTATTCTGATAGATGAATGGAATAGTTATTGCATTAATAGCTAAACCTGTTCTATTCCAAATGGTGTTACTTGTTATCTTATAAGTATTGCTTCCTACTGTCGTATTTGTAGGTGCTGTACTTCCTTTTACTTGTAGAAACTCATAGGTATTCGCTGCGATTAAATGAGAACTTGTAGTATCTGTTAAGTTAGTGTAGTAATTTTTAGTTGTTGTACCGCTTAAACCTGCGGCTACTTGAAAGTCTTGACCAACATCAGCAACATTTAATTTTCTAACAGCACCTGTTGAAGCATTCATAGTTAACAGACTATCACCTATTGTAACTCCTCCCAATGCTGGTACACTTGCTGATACGAAAGCTGGAGCATTACTATTAACAATTGTTGTAGAAGCTCTTTGTTTAAGTTGTCCTGTACCAGCTACAATAACAAGTACACTATCTGCTGTACTACCACCATTTAATTCAACACCTCTAATATTAACTCCTGTGTTAGTTAAAGTAATTGTAGATTGAGTACTACCAGCTCCTTTGTGCATACGAATACTATCTGCACGTACTTCAATATCTCCACCTTTAGTATTATCGGTTGTATCGAAATACCCAATATTACTGATTGTTGGAGAAGAATATAACCCTGCTGATACTGTACCTACTGTTGTAGTTATTTCATTAGAGCTTAATCCTGTAATATTTAATCCTCGTAGTCCACCACCTGTTATTGTAGTTGAAGCGGTTAAAGCTCCACCTAAACGAATTGTGTCACCTGTTTTAGTTACACCGCTTATAGCGTTTGTTGTACTTCCACTACCAGCAAGTATATCAGTACTTAGTTGTTTCTTAAATCTATTCTCTAATGCCCAACGTAATGCTTCATTACAACCACTTGGTACAGCACAATATCCTTTAGGATTTTTACGACTAATTACTACTTGACCACTCATAGCACTTGCTGGGGCTGTACTAAGTAGTGCTTCTGTTGATAAAAATCTAAAAGATACAGCATTACCAGCAGGACTACCGTTAATTAATGTAATAGCACCTGCATATATTCGACCATCTTCTATATAAAAGATAGAATCACCTACTGCTACACTTGCACCATTATAAATATTATTATAATCAGTAACACTACCACTTACAGTATATGTGTTACCAGATACTAATGAAGTTTGACCACTAATACTATAAGTAGTGCAAAATGTTATATTTTGAGAAAATAGTATTCCCACTATAAATAATAATGGGAATACTATACTAATTTTCTTTAACATATCAAATATGTTTTATAATGTTATTAGAAATTTGCAACCAATGTAGCAGTTGTACCAAGAATATTAGTTCCTGCTGCTTTAATCGTAATAGATGTACCTGCTGTACCTGCTGTTACTGAAAATACTGGATTACTACCTTGATTCTTATACAAATGTTCAGTTGTTGAAGGTGCTACACCACTTTGTGTATTTACCATCATTACTGTTGGATATTGTAACATTGTACCACTCTGAGTAGTAGGTACAATTAACAAGAAATCATTAGTACCGTTAGTATCAGTAGAAGTATTAAAATCTACTTGTACACGTAATGGTTCAATCACACCACCACTTACACCAACTGTACCTGTACCACCAGATTTAGTAAATGTTACTGTTGGTGTACCGCTAATAACTACATATTTAATATCTGCACCATTAGAACGTAAACGTACTGGTAAACCTCCACCGCTTGTAGCTGTTAAACTATATACTCTTTCTACTGTATTAGCCACTCTAACTGCAAATGTTACTGAATCACCAGAAGCAATTGTAATAGAACTTGAAGCACCATCAATAGTATTTCCACCTACTGCAATAGTAACTGCTGCACCAACAGCTTTATATGTAATAGTTTTACCAATATCGCTTGTTGCGGCTGTTGGAAGTGTGCGTGTAACCGCTGCTGTAACATATTCAGTAGTAGCATAAGCACTACTTGTACCTGTTGAACTTGTAACAACTACCGCATCAGCAAGCATTGTTTGTACTTGTGCTACTGTTAAATCAAGTGGTGCACCTGTACCAGCAGTATTTTTACCTTTAATAGTAAGTGTTGGTACTATTGCTAATTTAGCATTAGTAACTACACCAGCTTGAATAGTAGTAGCTCCACCTGTACTTGTAGAAACTACATCGCCACTAAGAGTAGTAAATGTTCCACTACCAGCACTGATACCATCAAGTGCTACCAATAAATCATAAAATGTATCGTCTTTTGTTAATACTGTACCATCTACTGTGATACCAACACACAGCCGAATGTTTCTGGCTGCATCACAAATTAGCTTTTTAGCTTGTACTTCTGAAATATATGACATGTTGTATTTTATTTTACTTAGTTGTTAAAAGAAAAAAGAGTGTTTCCCACTAATAATAGTAGCTTAATTACACTCTACTATTAATAGGAAACACTCATTTAAATTAGCACGCTGGACATGCGTCAGCAGTAGCTTTCAATGCTGTTTGTCCTGCTGTTGCTGTAAGAGCATCAAGTACAGTAAGAAATGCAGTAGAACCACCACAAGGTACAGCAATAATTGTTTGTTGTACATCTTGATATTGTTCCAAACCACCTGTATGATTATCAACATAATCAAGTGTTACTACAAAATATTTAGTACCTGTAACACGTACTGGACGTGTTGACAATGGTGTACCACTTTGAGTTTGACGATAAAGTAAAAACTCTGGTGACCAACCTCTTGCAACTTCTTCAAGTACACGTAGTTCACCACCTGTATTACGAGCAAATGACAATGGTGTAATTTCTGATACTGTACCAGAACATTCAAAACCACTATTAAGTGTTACATTCATTGACAAACCATTTGGGGTATCTTGTACACCATTAAGTAAACCATAAACATAAGCACTTACTTTTTCAAAGATAGCTGTAATACGAATAGATGCTGTAAGTGTAGGATTGGCTGCAATCCATGTAGCAAGATTTGTAATAACTGCACTATTAGTAGCATCCCAAAGAACTGCTGTTGCAATAGCATTAGTATCTGCATTAATAGCATTAACCATTAAGTTAGCTAATTCATTTGCACTTGTAGCATCTGAGCATGATGCACAATCTTCGCAGCAACCTGTACGTACATTATATGTGATACGTGGAAAGTTTTGACCATAACTACGTGTAAGTGCAAGACTACGTGGTTGAATTGACAACGTATAATCAGTATCACATTTAGCAGTTAAACCAGTCACCTGTATTACCTGTGCAACTTGATTTTGAAAACAACTAATTGTGTAGTTGTTAATATTCTTACGTTGAATTTTTTGACCAGCACTCTTTAGAATACCAGTAGTAGAACCTGTACCATCAACATCTGTACCAACAGCTACATAAAAGTCTTTTACGTTTGCAATATTTGTTGCGTCAAGTGATAGATTGGTATATGCGTCAAAGTAACCAATTTGACCAATTGCTAATGCAGAAGGTGCTTGGTCTTTAGCAAAAGCTCCACTTGTACCGTTTGTAACAAGTACTTGAAATGGATAATTGTTAGTTCCTAACATTTGTTATAAATTTAAAATTTTACTATAATTTTGTTTCTTCGTATTTTTGATTTGATGTAGGTTGTTCAATAGCTCTACTTGCTAAAAATACAGCTATTCTTACAATATCATCGTGTGTAATTACTGGTAATTCACAATTAGATGTACCTGTTAATGTAGTACCAAAATAGTTATAAGTACCATTATTATATTGTGCTGCATTGTGTATTAATTTGGGTTCACGTATATAAACCAGATTCATATTACTAACTGTAAAATCAGTCACATAACATAAAATACCAGTATTTTCAAAACTTATATTACATTCATCCCATTCAAAACTGGATGCTGTATTACTTGATTCTTTATGTAAATCATCGTGTTGTACTTGATAACATCTAATTGTTCTACTACAAGCACCTTTAGATGCTTCTACATAACTTGAAACATGAAAGTAGTAATTTTTTGGAAGTGGTACAATGTTATCTACAACTTTAATTTTTGTTGGTGTTACTAATGTTGATATACTATCTATTGTGCGTTGGCTCAATTCAAACTCTCTACCTAAAAAAAGAGACGCACTTTGCGGCATACATGCTTTAACAAATACTTGTTGCGCTTGATTTAAAAACCAATCTATTTCTGGTATTTGTAAATTTCGATAACTACTATCTAATTTATTCAAACCAGCTTTAACCGCAAAGTGCATTTCTTGTATATTCATCTTCTATTTCTTTAACTTATCTTTAATGCGAGTTGCTAATTGACTATTGATTGGTGTACTTAAATAACCAGCAGCTTCTTCAATACTATATCCTAATAAATCAGACATATAATATACACCACTACCTTCTTTATTTAATACTCCTTGTTCTAATGCTTCAAGTACCATAGCTTTAGCACCAAGCAAACTCTTATCATCTGATACAATTTCAATAAACAGTTTTGGATTTTCGTCAATTAAACGTTCAATCTCTACTGTTAAAAAGTTTGCATCTTTACCACGTGCTGACCTAAAGTTACGTAACTTATCAGTCATTACTGCAATTACACGTTGTTTCATAACATCAGACATTTCAAAGCTAAGTTTATAAGCCTGTGCTTTGATTTGTGCTTTAGATGCTTTGACTTCCATATCTTCTTCTTCACTATAAATCACAAATACTGCATCTGGTGATTCACCATTTTCCCATGCTTTCATAGAAGATGCAATAAAGCGTGAATGTTTAGCATACTTAATTTTGACAAAATCCATTGGATTAGTTGTATCAAAAATAGTAGTTTGATATGGTAATACTAATTTAGCTTGACGTGTACTATAAAATGGATGTGCTTCGTCAAACTTAAAATTACTACTTAGTGTAGTACCGAGTTTTTCACCATATTCAACTTCTTCTTCTGGTGTTAAACCTGTCATATACTTACCACTACCGTCCATTAGACACTCTAATACTAATGGTTGAGCAATTTCATCTTTACCTGTTTTTCCATGCCATTTAGTAATAGGCAATGGACGAATTTCAACTTTCATTTATCTTTTATTTTACATAGTTATTGAAAAGTGTTCCCCACTATAAATAATAAGTATGGAAGTTCAGTGGAGCTTGACCATATATTATTCATAGTGGGAAACACTATCATTATTATTAGTTACGACTAAGAATCAACTGACCACAACGTGTAATATCATCAATTTGAATACCACACTTTTTCTGAATGTGCATTTCGTAGTAGTCACCGCTATGAGCCATATCACCTCCATTACGTACACCATATGGTGTTTGCAAACCAGCAACATAACCTAATTTGAAGCTATTTTCACGAGTAACCAATTTGATATTATCACCTTTTTCACCAGCCAAATCAAGGAACATAAAGCGCATTGATTGTGTAGGATAACCTGTAACTGGGTCAATTTCAGTATTATACTCTCTATCATCTAAGATAGGTGCATGTGCTACTGTAACTGTTGCACCATTAGCCATTTTGTATGTAACATACTGATAACCAAAAGACAAGCTATTGCTGTGATATGGACTTGTAGTTTTTTGAATGTTAATATCAACTGGAATGATAAAACCAGAATCTTTAAGGTCTTTAACTACTGCACCATGAAAAGCCAACATACCATATTCACCAGTAAATACTGTAAGATTACGATTAGCAAACTTAACCCTATTATAGAATATGTCCATTAAGAACTCTTGAAGCAATTTACCTGTAAGTACTGAATACTTATGGTTATGAGCATCTTCAAACAATTCAAACATACCAGCACCAGATTGTACAGGACGACCATTAGCACCAACTACTGATTTTGCACTACGAGAATAAAAGTAGTTAGCTTCAATTTCTTTGTACCATTGTCTCCAGTATTCAATTTCTGCATAACGTACCCATGAACTAACCATACCACCTTTACCATCTGGAATCTTAACTGCAAGTACTTCATTAGCAGCATCACCTGTAACTGAGTATTGTTTTCTAAGCATAGATGTACGTGCTGGACCGAGTTCTATCGGTAAGCTGTATTGAGTAGAACCACTTTGTTGTGAACCTTCTTCATATTTAGCAAATAGCTTTGACCAACGAACATTAGTAGCAAAGTATTTCTTAGGAATGAAAAATGCTGCATCATCATTAACAGCTACTACATTATACAACCAACCTGTACCTTGACGACGTGGATTATCAACTACACGTACTTGGTATTTACCATCTGCTTCCCCGGGATGGATAATATCACCTGCTAAATACCAGTTTTCATCTAACCATAATTGCGCTGATGAATTATATTTACAAGGTTGTGTTACCGTTGATTGTACATCACCAAGACATACCAATGGACGACGTGTATTAGTTTTCAAGTTCCAAGTCCATGTATCTGATGGAATTGTTACTTCTTTAGTATTTGACAACATTGTAGTTAGTGTGTTATCACTAAACAATTGTGTTGTAAATAGCTCTCGCATTTTACCCTCAAATGCGTAAGGTTTTGTAATCAATGCTCTACCCAAGTGATTTGCTTCTGTCATGTTGGCATGCCACGGCATCTTCTTGATAATCATTGAGCTTTTTAATCCTGCCATATTATTGTATCGTTTTTACTTAATCAATTAAGTCTGCCAATGTAATAGTCTTTCTCGCATTACCTGTATTTATACTGACTGACCTATTTTCTACTTTATTCTTAATAATCCCTACTTGTTGCGAAGCTCCTTTCTTTATTAATTTGTCGAAATTGAATTCATTTTCAAGTAACTTAGCAACTACTAACAACTTTTCGTGATTATCTGGTAAGAATAATTCACCTAACTTTTGATGAAATTGTGTCCTTCCACTATTATCAACTGGTTTAGTAAGCATATCTACTAACTTAGTATCATCTTTATCTTTACCAATTCCTTTGAAATCAAATTTAGTATCTCTTACAATACCTGTAAAAGATTCTCTTAGTTTCTTATGATTCTCAATAGCTTTCTTTTCATTAGCTTTCTTTGTAGCTTCATAATTAGCTGTTTCTTCTACACGTTCTTTTTCAATAGCAGCTTTAACATTTTCAGCACGACCTTCTAATTTACCATTGTTTTTCAATGTATCAATTAAATCATCCACTTCATCATTATCCATTCCTTTACGTTTAACATAATAGGACTTGATAAGTGCTGCTTGTTTATCCTCTGTATCTACTTCTATATCAATAGCAAAACTACTATTTTTTACAAAAGTATCTACTGAACCTCCTGCTCTTAAATGTTTAAGAAGTGCTATACCTTCTTTGTCTCTTTTGACACCTTCAAAAAGTTGTTCAACTGCTTCTGTTACATCATTTTCTAACTGTCGAACATAAGCTGATTCTAAATCTTCTCCTTCTTCTAACTCTATTGTTAAAAGTTCTCTTTCTTTAAGAGTTTTTAATAAAGATTCATCACCTGTTTCAACTACTGTACCACCTTTATCATCTGGTACTGTATCTGCTGATAAGGGTTCAAAAGCAAAATCGTCATCGTTTTCAACTTTACTTTTTTTATCTTTATCATCTGTTGTTTTATCAACAACATCTTCTTCTGTTGGTGGATTATCAGTTGTTACACCTTCTTCAAAATCATCCCAACTAAAATCATCAATACCTACTGCCATTTTACATTCACAAAGTTAAGAGTAAAACTGAACAATTATTCAGTTCAAAACTGAATAGTCCAGCGAAATATTGTTTACATATACTATCAAGGGTAATTATTTACTTACTGCTGGTTTTTTATTAATCTCCTGTTGTTTTAAACTTACTTGTTTATCAAATTTAGCTTTTTCAAAATCTAATTTTTCCTTATCAAGTGCATATCTCATAAGGTCTATTGTATCTGGTACACCATTGTCATTAGCATCTTTATCTTCATTGAATCCTAATGATAGTATTGTTTGCTTTTCTATCTCAGTAGTACGTCTTTGTGCTTCTTTTGCATCATTAATTTTGATAGTACGTGTCACATCTCTATCTTTAGATTCTTCAATCATCTTCATTTTAGCAGTTTCAAATTCTTGTTTCTGCTTCTCAATATCCATTGACTGTTGATGCTTACGTTTTTCAGCAACTTTCATCAGTTCTTCTGTTTTCTTAGCACTCTTACTTGTATATATTCTAAGAATATCACTAAAGTCAATCATTTGATTCTGTAATGCTGCATGACTTAACTCTTTAGCTAACTCTTTTAATTCCATACTATCTTTAGAATTAGCTATATACAATCCTAATTGACTATTATCTAACAACTCTCCATCAATATTTAAAAAAGCTATTGATAAATCATCAAGTGCAAATTGTAACTTCTTACCCTTAACACCTCTATAAGCTATCTTAGTCTGTTCTATTACTGCTTGTAGTACATTACGTTTAACCATCGCATGGTCTTGAAAATATGGTTCAAGTACATAAGATGCTTGATTAACTGCTTGACGTACATTAGTAACTGCTTCTGATGCTCTAATAGCACCTAATGTTTGTTCATTAATACCAATTACTTCACCACACTTTCTCTCTACATACTCTAAGAAATTAATGTATCTACCAATATCACTTGCTAATGATAAATCAATCTCTTTAACAATTTCACCTATACTATTATCCTGTCCTTTCATACCCTCTTGATTAGGATTTAAAAAGACATTTGGACTATTGTCAAAGAAATACATATACTTCTCTAAGTTAAAACCTGTACTTTTAGGAATAGCATTCATATTCATCGCTATCTTCTTTCCTTTATCAGATGCCATTAACTGTTCTATTCGATACATTGTAATATCAAATAGATAAGCAAAAGGTTTCACTCTATCAGCAATTGAAATCATCTCACTATTAAGATTATCATAAATATAACCTTTGTAAGACAATTTTCTCTGATACAAGTTATCTAAATCTTTATGCTGGTTAGGTACAGGGCGAGTATATTTATATATATCAGTACCTATCTTATAACCTTCGTGAGTCTCTGGAATCCAAGACCATGATATAGAAACATCACCAAACTCTTTGTTAAGTTTGTAATCTTCTGATACAACTATCTTATTACCATCTTCTTGTGTAACAAATCCTATTTTTCTTAATGATTGCCATTCTCCGTGTATTACACGTATAGTACCTATCCTCTGAGTGCTATATGAATACTCCCAATCAAATATAGCAGATGAAGTATAATGGCTATCATACAAACGAGCAATTTCGTCATTGGTAAGTTCTGTACCAAATATTTCTACAATTTGTGAAGGAGTTAAATAATATTCTACTAATACTGCATCAGCATCTTCTATATATTGTGAATCATTACTACCAATTACACTCGCATGAATTGGATTAATAACTTTTACTGTTGGTTTACCATTAATGATACCTGTCCAATATATTTCAAATCCTGCAATAATTACGTGTTTCCAATTCTTTAAAAACTTAGCTTCAATATCATCTTCCTTAATGATATACTTTAACAACTGCTCACACATAGTCTCTGCAACATCTTGATAATTGCGTTGCATGTATGCTTGTACTTGTTCTGGTGTTTGTGCTTGTACTTCTTGTTCTATTTTCTGCTTAATCTTATCACGTTCTTCTGGTGTCATATTTTCAGAAGGATTCTCAGCTTCTAACTTAGTACGTATTTCTTGAATAAGCATACCTGTTACTGATTGAGATAATTTATCATAATACTCTCTTTCAAAACGTGTAGTAGCTTCTTCATCAGTAGCAACAACAGACCACTCAAATGGTCTGGACATTTCCATACCAAACAGTAACTTAAATAGTGGGGAAACAATATCTTTGTGACTAAAGTTAACAGGCATAGCTCCTACATTAACACCATACGTATTAAATACGTGTGTAAAATCAGCATGATTAACAATACCATTTAATAAATCATAGTTACCTTGTAGTTTTAATCTACGAGATACACCTAATGTATTAGTATCTTGTGTGAAAGAAGTACCATTTGATACAGCAATAATATCATTTATACAATCTTTATAGTATTGCTTATCATTTTTATCTTTCTCTCTTTGTGTTATTCTATGATTAATTTGCATTATTAAATGTTAAGTTTATTAATCTATCAAAAATACTTTCTTCTGTATCTTCTCGGTTAGCATAGTTATCATCATTTGTATCAGATTCTAATTGAAACATAATTTGAAAAAAGGACATGACGCGGTCAAAATTGCCTTTACGACTGTATTTTATTAATTCTTCAATTAGACCAACATCTTCTAATCGGTCTAAATTAGTAATTTCATTTCCATATTCATCGTAATCAATAACTGTCAATAACCATTTTTTAACATACTTTTCACCAGCATCTTTAATTTTATCAGTCATGTGCATACCATAAATACGCTTGACTTTACTATTAGCTACTACTGCTGAAATTACCGAATCTGGTTGTAGTGCGAGATAATGTAATTTGTTTCTATTACGAAAATAAGTTACTACATCTGGTACTTCATTCTCATACATTATATCACAATTATACAGTTCTGATAATAACTCTACTATATAATTACACGTATCAAATGTCTTAGGACGACCTATAAATGATGCAACTATCTTGTTTTGTGATTGAGATAATCCATTAGCTTTCTTATAAACATATACACCAGCATTTGATGTACCTATATCTTGTCTATATGGGTCATAACCAATACAATACATATTTCTTGGTGGTGCTGTAATAGGTGCTTCATATATTACTACACAACCTTCACCTCTATCATTTTTAAACCAAAGTGGTTTTAACTCATTCTTTAAATCTGGTCTAATACTCGCTTTCCCTTCAACTTTCTGCAAATATACAGGTTGTCCATAAATAATGTATTTGTTATCACGTTTTAATTGTGATAATCGTGCATTTAATTCTTGAATAGGGAAATCATTAAAACTTTTGATAACAAATGCTTCTGCTGGGCTGTTAGGATTCTCTTGTGCGTGTGATACTAATGTACCACTACTATTAGCAGATTTACTGATACCTATACGTATATTATTATCATATTCTAATGCTTCTGTCTTTAAAGAATTACCTTGTTCATCTATTAATCCTGTTTTATTTTTCCATTGTGGTACAAAGAAACTACAAAATGTACCACTTGAATCTTCATCCCATATATTCTCAAATGATAGTGCATTAAACTGTTCTGGTGAGTAAAACATTTCTGAAAAATCCTTACTACCAGAATCCATATTACCGCCTGTACCAAATACCAGTAATTGTCCCGTAGTATAAATACCATCTTCTACTGTTGACTTAGTTGCTAAGTAAGATGCTTTAAGATTATCAAATACACCAGCTTCTTCAAATAATACTAATGTAGCATCTTTACCTTTAGCTGCTTCTGAATTAGCATTAAATGTTGCACATATTACTTGTGACTTATAACCTTTTTCAACGGGTACACCTCTTTCTTCTTCCTTAAAAGACGCTTTAATATGAGCTATCTGATTAACAAAATCTCTCTTTTTACCCCAAGCTGTATGTTGATTAATAAAGTTAAGATTACTCATAACCATAGCCATAGTACCTTCTGGATATAAATACTTACTTTCATAAGCACCTAATAGTGATATACTATCTCTATCGGTATTATATACATTTGATACAATAGCTGCATTTTTATACGAATAACCTTTACGTCTCGCTTTACCTACTATTAAATGATGTCCACCATCTATCTGTAATGGATTGTTTTCTAACTGTAATCCTTTCAGATGTTCTTCTGTACAACCATATCTTGCTATATCTATTATATGGTAGTAATCGTAATCACCATCATAAAAACTTGGAAATTCTGCTTCTTTACTTCTACTTTTTTTACCACTACCAGTAGATTTCTTAATTCTACTAAAATTCAAATAGTTGTAATGATGTCCTGTAATAAATCCACCACCAGATGAATAACCTTCTATACATCTTCTAAGTTGTTCTTCCCAATACTGCTCATATTCAATACTATCTTCTGGTGCAGCACAATAATATCCATACTTCTGAAAATGAGCAGCTTCTTCTGTAAATATTGCAGAATTAATCCAATATCCATCTTTATTACGAATACTATTAGTTACTCCCATAGTTTAAATATACTCGTTATATACTATTTTAGAAGGTACAAATAATTTACCTGTTAATAAATTATCCAACCATTGAAATCCATCATCTACTGATTCTAACCAATCAAACAATCCTATAAAATTATCTTTACTGAATAAAGAACTTGAATGTACTTTAACATTACTATTATTCACAATAGTGTTGTCTTTTGCTTTTTGCATATCAAGCAAATCTCCCATACCGATACGATAATATGCTTTTTGACTACTTTCATTATCAAAAGTATCAGCTATTGTTGGTCTACTATCAATAGTATTACTATTAATTATATCTGGTATTATCATCTTTCAAATTTGTTTATAGCTCTATCACCTTTTGTTTTGTTAGTACTAAAGATTTCTTTCTTAACACGTTCTTTCATATCATCATATGCTTTCATCATAGCTCCAACTTTACCTAATGACATAGCTACTTCTGATGCTTTATATACAGGTTGACCTTTCAAATCTCTTTCATCAAAATCTATACCTTTGTAGTATTCAGCAAACTTGTATAATACATCTTTAGCGTTTTGATATAATGATAATGTAGGTGATTCTTCTTCTTGTGTTTCTCTATACTTAGTAATTAACCACTTGATTTCATCATCTACTTGAAAGTTCTTATCTCTGATAATAAACTCACATATCTTATCATGCTTAATATCATCACTATATCCTTCATATTGTGAGTTAAAATCACACATATGATATATATAAGTCAACTTAGTAATACCTATATCTGGATTATCTTGAAACCACTTAGCTATTTCTTTTATTGTAAGAGCATCAAGTGTTGGTCTTACAATATAATTATCTACATAAACCCATTTCATTTACAAGTTATTTAGCATAGTTATTAATTCTGGTTGTGGGAATACATCTGTCTTATCCTTACTACGATAGCATACATGAGAATAAATACCTTTTTCTCCTTGTAGAGCTTTATAATTAATGTCGAATATCTTATGTTCCCCACTAATAGGAATAGAGTGGTCGCTTGATAGTTGCTTCAATAATACCTCTAAAGACTTAATCTGTTCAATAGTATAAGAAGCATAACATGTATATGCTCTATGTGGTTTATCTAATATAGTAACCTTACTTTTATCAATAAATCTACCACCATCTTCAAACAAGTATTTATCAGAACCCATATTTACCAACTCTCCTTCACACACCATTTCAATAGATATTCCCATCTGTTCTATATTACGTGCGTACTTAGTAGTCTTATAAACACTTGGTATATTATTAGATGCACTTGACATACCTAATGTATAAGCCCAACACTCAACAGGAATAGTATTGATAACAGTACCATCTTTATCTATAATAAAGTTAGTACCTACTTTATCTGGTGTTAATCCCCACCACTCAATAGCTCCATCTGCTGTACTTCCCTGTGTGTGGTGGAGTACAATCTGTCTAATATTATTAGTGGGAAACAACCAATTACGCTTACCTACGTACTGATTGCTCTTTATAAATGCTTTTATCATAGGACTATTTTAGCTTTAAGTGTTAATACATGTTCTTTCTGAATACCATGTTCTTCAATAAATACACTTACTGATTTAGCTTGTGGTAATTCTGTAATACCTAAATCTTTATGAAATGCACCAATAGCACCAACAGCATATTTAATGGTTAATACATTATCTTTCCAATCACCACTTAAACAACCACATGAAGGTATATTAAATAGATACTTTGGATTATTCTCTGCTATTGGTTGAAACTTAAATATACCACTTACAACAGACCTTTCAGCTACAATACCTAAATCTGCTTCATAAAAATCAAATGTAGAATAAACTGGATTACTCATTATTAAATTTGTTTATTAACATTAATACATAAGGGTGCTCTCTTTTGAATCTTTTCCACTTAAAAGGATTCATCAATCGTAGATAACATTTACCATCACATGCTTTAAATGCAAACTGTAATGCTGGTGTATTACAACCACACAACTTACATTGTCCATTGAACAAACATTCTCTATCCATTATATTCAACCGATAGTAATACTGTTCTAATATATACGTAGGTATTAATCTTCTATGATTATCATGTAACCATTGTAATGATGTACCTTGTATATAATCAAATATTTGGCTTACTCGATTTAGTTTTCGGAAGAGTTTTACGATATGTTTTAACTGTACCATCTCCTATATCTTTTATTTTAGCACCTCTATCAATTTTATCAGAAGCTCTAATAGCTCGTTTACGTTCTACAAACTTAGTAAATAATCTATACTTAGTCTTACCAAACTCACTTGGTATTGTGTCAAGATTTAATCCTTTAGCATTAAACCATTGAACTGCACTATACGCACCTTTTAATGTAATAGTAAATAGATGCTTTCGATGAATCTTAAAATCAGTATCATAACCATCTTCAAGTAACACTCTACGATGATAAAAATGTTCTTCAACTGTTGCTGTACATTCTTCTTTAGTATGTCCTTCAACAACAGGAATTAATGATTGCCATGTTATTAAACTCATATCATTTCATAGTTAATGTTAAATTATATGTATGTGTTGTACTATTAATATCAATTAGTGCGTGTAATCTTAAATTACCAAGTTCATCTCTAATTACACATCTCTTTACTTGTAAACTATTCAAGTAATTAGTTAGTCCAGATAATGTAATATTACATTGCTCACGTACTAATTTACGACTTGTTGAACCAAACAAATCTTTACGTATATCACCTTCCATTGATAGAAAGTGTGCCAATACATTTATTTCTTTATCCGTCAACTCAAAAGACACTATACTGTTTATAATCTTCAAATGTGTAATATAGTAGTCTAATCTATTGAGTTTCAACGTTTTACTTGTACTTGTTATCATTATTTACATAGTTACTTGTTGAACTTTAAGACAAAGATACATTTAATCTTGAATACTGTACATATTTTACTGAATATTTTTACAGTAATACATACCAATCATCAATTATTATAAATCTACCTTTTGTTAACCTTATATGTCTATCCTTTAAGACTTGTTCTGTTATACAAAATGATGTGAATAAGTCATTATCTAAGTAGAATATAGTATCTCCAATATGAATACTATTCAGAAAGTATTGAAGATTTATATTTCTCATTAAAACTAAACAAGCCTTACAGTCGAGTAACTGTAAAGCCTGTGCATTAAACTGTTTACTGTTGTACAGTTTTAGTTGTTGGTTCATATTTATCACCAAAGTATTGTAATCGTGAGTGAAATAAATCTTGTAGTAACATCGAAGCTGCTTCATTTATAGATTTAGCTTTTGCAAAACCACAAACACTACCTGTTGAATCATCGTTCCATTTAGGTTTAGATGTTGCTGGTACATATTCATCAATCCAATAAGTTATATTTCTACCATCATCGGGTACATCTTCATATGACCATTCAAATTTATTAGAATATCTCCACTTATCGAACTTATTATCTTTATTCACTTCTCTACCAAACAAACAATCATATCTTGTAATCTTTTTATTAGCAAAACATCCAAATCGTTTATACTTCCAATATGATTCAAACTCTTGAATTAAACATGAGTACACACCTTCTCTTAATGGTATATCAAACATCTTTTCTTGTATGTACTTCTTGCTGTAAGTCTCTTTACCTAATAGTAGTTTCTTAAAATCTATATAAAAAGCCCACCATTTAGGATTACTTCTTGACCAACCTGTTTCATCTTCCCATATAGATATACGCAAAGTCCAATCTGAAAAGCTAAAACCCATACTTCTTTCAACATATTTAGAGTTACCTGTGTTTGGTTTATTTATTTTTCTTAGTAAATTCCAAAACCATTTAGCTTTAACATTAAACCCTATGTAAATAAAAAACCAAGCTGATAAAATAATACTAATTGTAGAACCATCACCAAGTTCATCAAAATCTAATTTACAGTTAATAATTCTATGATTTGTAGCTACTTCTATATGTGCTATATCTTCATAATCTCTTGTTCTAAAATACTTACGAAATATTGTTGCCATTATTATTAATTTAAGTTGTTATTAATTTCTTCTATTTCTTCATAGAGTTCTCTACCATCATAAGAATTATGAACAAATATCATTTCTCCATTCTCCATAATTAATGTAGGTTGACACTCACACGTAGAATTTTCTTCATGTTCTTTTAAGTCATTAACTGGTATAATATGTATTGCCATTTTATTTCTCTTTTTTATTTATTTTAAAACTTAATGATTTCCCACTAACAATAATAGTTGGGAAGTTAGTGTGTTGCTTCTTGTGACAAGCACTACACAAAGTAATCAACAAACTATTAGGATATTGCCAGCACATCTTTCCATCCACGTATATTATATGGTGTACTTGAATACTAATCTTAGATTGACAAACCCTACATGAAAACTTATCACGTTTGAATATCTGTAATCTCTTTGCTGTCCATTGTGGAGTGTGTAGTTGTTGTTGGTATGTCGTTATCATTATTTATGGTGAAACCAATATTAGCTTCTTTCAACTTATCGAACAATTCAGATTGTTCTTCTACTGTCCAATTAGATATATTAATACCTATTGATTTAGTAATGTGCATATCATAAGGATTCTTTTCCATCTTGTAACTCTAATTTTA